GCGTCGGTCATATATTTAGCCATTTTTTCGTTTCCTTTCTTTTTTATCTCATTTTTCATACCCTAATATAAGACAAAAACCAGGTATGTGTCAAGCTTTTTTTTCATTTTTTTTCACTTTTTTTACGATTTTTATTGATTTTACCGGCCCTGCGGCGCGCCATTTTGTAAAAAAACACTTGACTTATATTGTTTTTTTTCGTATATTATAGTAAACAAGAGGTTTTTAATGTAGATTAGGCATAGCTTTCAAGTTATAATATACAAAAAAATATAGCGAAAGTCAAGCTTTTTCTTACAATATTGTCTGTTTTTGTCTATTTGGGTAGCGAAAATAAGCGATGTGACAGATTGTCATATGCTAAAATGGGCTAGGATTTGATACCCAACCATGTCAAAATGTCAGGCAAAAAAATTTTTTCCGCCTTGGAGACGAGCTAGGTTATTTTAAGGTTATTATATTGTAAAAAACCCCTCGGATGGTATCAATGTATGTCAATTAATGGGTTATTGGGGGTAAAGGTGGGTAATAGGGGGGATTAGTGTTAAGGTTGGTCTGTCATAACTGAATCATGAGCCACAGGCCAAACGACCTTAATCTCCTCTAAGGTCTCATGTTCGAGGCAGTAATAATACTCCGTGAGGTTCTCTCCCGCTAGGGAGAGCATCTTGATATCCATATTGTAGGTGTGGGTTCTATTCTCCATATCCTGATAGGTGTACCATTCGGGTGCTGGTGTCCTCACCCCAGCGCATCCGAATAGGACTAGCAGATTAATTTTCAGCGCCGTCCGAATCATCCCAATACCTCTCTATCCTATCCTCGGCGCACTCATCATCCCCCATGTGGTCTATCCCAAGGTTGTAGTAATCCCATACGTATCTCTGAATATCTTTTGAACTTATGTATAGCCCGCTGAGTGATTCTCGTGGGCGATATCGACTCATCCTGTTATCGGACTGGTCTTTTTGAATCCTTCTGAATATGTAATCCCCAAGGAGATTAAGGCTCTCTTCCACCCCTAACTCCCTCTATACCTGCTTCCTTTAGCATCTCTTCCAGCGAAAAACTTTCTTTCGCATGATATACGTTATTGTCACCGATAGTCCAACTGACCGTGAATCCCTCAGGCAATTGTAGGTCTGCGTCGGGCACCTCCCCTAACATCCTTATGTACTCACCGAGCTTCTTATCATCATCGAAGTGGTCTGATAGTATACGAAATAGATTTACCATTAGTGTTCCCTTATGAATTTAATTATTTGTTGTATCGTCACCACCGTTATCGCACCGAACGCTATCCACTCAAACACGGTCTAAGTCCCTAGCGAATCGATAACATATGGCCACGGCTATCGTCCAGAATACTATCTCAAACACCATAACCATCTCTCCAATAGACGTTTGAAAAAACGTGGCTCTCTTCCCATCATTAGGAACAGTAAATCCCTATTGACCGCTTCTTGTCTCTCGTTCATAATTCCTCCTCGACGACGGGTAGACCCCACTCGTTCCTTTCGATACGTTTGCCCCTTGTTATCATGGAATCGTCCACCTCATCGTAGGCGTCCTCGACCTCGTCGAAATCATCCTCGATGTCTATTGATGGTTGGGGTGGTCTATCGGGAAACAGTTGATTCACCCACTCCACCGTGTAGGAGAGGATGAGCCTGATGTTGTAGTAGATGTAATAACCGAGATTCTTAATCATTATTGCCTCATTTGATTATCGATAGCCCGGCTCAATGGTGAGCCCAACACCTCGAACGTGTTCTCATCTATTTGACGGAGCTCGAATACCTTGTCTTGGATGAGGCTATCTTTTTTAAATAATTTTGGTATCACCTTGATTGAGTTATTTGGTGATTCATGATTTAAACCTTGGGAATCCGATAGGATTTCCGAGGATTGTAATTTAAATGTTATCAAAGTGGGTGTAGTGGTCGGTTCATAACCTAATATGTTGGTAAGTAACAATAATAAAACTAAGCTTTTTTTCATTGAAAGTATATCCTTTTTATGTAACCTTTTATTTTTTTTCTCCTAAGTGTTAAACATATCCCAAATCTGTTTAAAAATTAAACCAATAAAACCTGTTCCAACAACTCCTCTCCATCTTTTTGTATCCGTTCTGAATTGTGTGTTAAGCTTCGTCTCGGCCCATAACCCTTGATGCGGATTGAACATATTCTCCTTGATAAATTTTATATCGGTTTGTAATTGGTCTATCTTGGTGTGAATAGTTTCAAACTCTTTTCTATCGGCTTGATTCATTTACTTTTTCCTTAAGTATCGAATTAAAAAAATCCAATATCCAACTATTACTAAAAATAATATTTCTTCCATATTATGGAAAACCACAGGCATTTGGGAAATCTTCTAAAGATAAATATTATGATTAATCAATTTCGTTATATACTTCCTCTAATTTTTTTCTTAAAAGTGTAACATTTTTTGGCGTCGTCAACATTCTACCTGTTGGTTTGGTTATGAAGAAACAATTATAACATAGTAGGTACAAATTATCTAACTGATGATTAGTTCCGTCACCGTCAAAGAAACAGATTAGAAAAGGGCCTCTTAAATCCTTATCCCTACATTCGGAATAACCGCAGTTGCTACATTCTTGTTTTATGTATCCATTACGAATAACTCTTTCTTGTAACTTCCAATGAGGGTAGTTAGGATTTTTGCCGTCGAATATATCTTGTATCTTTATGCCCCAACCTGTATTACCTTTTGTAGTAACACCAACACCGGCTTGATTTTTATTTTGCTCGAACAGCTCATATTTTTTTGCGTACTTCTTGAACGTGTTGTAACTCACACCAAGATGTTGCGCGGCGGCTCGGATAGATAATGTAGCATTTATGGCAGACTCAATTTTTCCTTTTGGTATCGGTTTACTTCTAAAGGGATTTTTTTTCTTCGGCCTACTATCAAACTCATTTAATTTAGATATATCCATTAACCTAAGTGACCACCCTCATAAACAGGAAATATATCAATCTGCTCTTCATCTTTCTTTTTTTCTATTAAATCACGTGAGTAAACATAATCGGTCTTAGTTGTTTCATCTAATCTTTTAATAATTTCTTTAGCTATACCTTCACGAGCGGACTCTGAATGAAGATTAGCATCCTTAAAATATTCGAGAACATCTTTGATAATACCAATCATTGTTATCCCTTTTCTAAATCCATATTTTTTGATTCTTCTTTCCACCAATCATAACTTACGGGCTTCTGATATTTTTGTTTCTTTTTAACCTCGAATATCTCATCAAAATTTTCTTCAGATAACATCTTTCTACCCATGAAATAAGTCTTAGCTTCTCGAAAATCTGCATTACTAAAATCTATCTTATCTATTACCTCATCATTATTTTTAGTCGTTAATTCAAACGTCATTTTGACTCCTATTTTAAAATTATACCAAAAAAAGCTTCACCTTGTTCCCAAAAAGCACCAAGTAAAAGAGTATCACCTACCATATTTCGAACTGGTGCAATCATATTATTTATCTCGCCGTATTGATTACTATAACTAACTCTATTAGTGGTTGGAACAGTAAATCCATCAAAACCTGTTATATAAGATGTGTCAGTAGCGACATAACGACCGCTCCAATCACTAAATCTTTCCTTAATAATATATCCTAAAGTGTCATTTAGCTGCCAGTATAAATTACTCTCCCAACTAATCCTAAAATTATCTAAGTACAAAGCGTCTGTAATATTAGCTGACACCCTATGTAAGGTTTGCCAATTATTCCTATCTATGGTTAGTTCATAATATCCATTTTTATCTTGTGGTAATCTAATATCAAAGGTTAGTTCACCTGTATTGTCAACAAGATTATCCTCACAAGATATTAATAGACAGCTAACGACTATTTGAAAAGTTAACTTTAGACTTTTGATTAACATTCTTTTTTTCCTTTTTCTTTTCATTTACTTTACCGTTGGTCTTGGTTCGAGCTTGTTCTTTTTGAACCTCTTCCTCTACCTCATCCCAATCCTCCCAATTATGTACCTTTGGCATCTATTATAACTCCTCTAAGTTACGAATAAAAATAATAAAAGTCAAGCTTTTTTTATTCTCCATTTGTTAAATAAATCTAAAAATTCTGTAATTGTATATGATTTATTTTGTTCATCTTTAATAGAAATTGACTCTAATAATTCCGGCTTTGTATTAATTATTTTATTTAGCATATTGAAACCTAAAGATGGATAAAAAACACTAAAACTTTCCTCACCCAATATATTAGTTTCATTTATTAGGTCTTTTTCGGTATCACCTTTCAATAATAAATAGTAGGTCATTCTCTTATAATTAAATCCTTTTCATATGTTTCTAATGAGTTGATACTGAAACTATATATATCATATTCCATATCACCAATCTCAGCTGAGTCATTGAACATCTCTGATAGATTTACTATCACCTGAAAGTTACTAGCATTCAACATTTTAGCATCAAACTCAACGATGATATTATTATTCTTTTCATTATCATATGGTTTAATCCTATCTGATAAATCAAAGGCTGTATTTCTTTGTTCCTCTTTTATGTAATCACTATATTCACAATCAACATATATAGTGGAACACCATGGCTCTAATTCCTTCAATAGATTGATATCACAATTTTGAACTACGAAACCAACATCATATTTTGGTGGTATTATAGGATACATATTATTATCATGTTTAACCATGTGACCCCATTTACGAATAAAGTTTCTTGTGCTACGTAAATTCTGAGCCAACCACTCACTTGATTCTCTACCTTTCATAAACACTTGACCAGCTGGATTACGAAGTGCTCCATCTTTGAATCTTGAACCTCTACACGTCATATGATAAACAAAACCTTCCCAAGTTTGAACTAAATCATAACCAGCTAATACGAATCTATTAAAGATATCACTATCCTCTTTTGATTGTGGCGCGTATAATGGGTCGTGTCCGTTTATATCTTGAAAATCTTTTTTGTATATAGCCCACGGAGCAAATATACCTTTGGACGTTTTACCACCCACATTTAAATTTTTGAGGTAATCCATTAATTTTTGTTCTTGAAATTCTTCTGGCTCTATACCAAAATCTTCTAATATTTTCTCAGGCCCATCTGGATGAAGTGGTGGTTCTATTCTTGTAGCTGACACCACAACACCAGGTTCTAAATATTTATGTATCGCCTCATCCAAATTAGGACAAGCATACATATCTGCATGATATATCATGACAATATCATTCGTGGCATAATCGTTAACGAGGGTATCGTATAGAATGGTGTGCCCTAACCTATTCGGCCCCTCGTTACGATGTATTTTTATATTAGGGTCTTTTTTTGCTGTCTCTTTCATCCATTCCCAAGTCCCATCATCTGAGAAGTCATCAGCCCAACAAATTTCATGATAATATCCTAAGTTTTTTCTGATACTATTATAAGACCACTTTAGATATTTTAAATTGTTTCTACTTGGTTGTATAAAACTTATTGGTTTCATTATATCCTCTCAAATATTTTTTCAATATAAGGAACAAAATTGTTTTCATTATATAGGGAGTTTTTGTAATTTTCTTTACATTTTTCACTCATCTCATTATAAAATCCTCTACCATTTTTTAATTCTCTTGCAAGATACTTAGCTTTTTCTAAATCACCATCATCAACACTTAAATCTGGATGTAACTCCTCTTGTGTATCTAAACCTTTATAACCTATACAAGGTATTCCGTGAAATGCACAATTTAATGTGAATGTACCTGCTGCATGTGTCGGCATTAAGTGAACTGCATATTGAAATTGGCTTAAATTATTTATCCAATCAACCCAACTCATATAAGGAAAGTGATTTATATCCATCTCGTCCTCTCTATCAATCTTTCTACCCATTGATGGGGCGTATATGGGTGCGTCAAATTCTTGTGCTACCATATAGGAATCGAACCCACCATACCATCTAACCATATTACCACCAATAATTACAGCTTCTCCTGATTCACTTCGAGGTAAAATATTTAGGCTCTCAGTTAACATTAAAGTTGGCATCTTATTAACTGGTTTGTTTGTTAATCCTTTATAATAGTTCACATCCTTATTATTATGAGCAAATAACATATCAAATTCAGTAAGTGTATTATACCACCAAATTTGTTCCTCCATAGTATAATCTTGGAAATACCAATGTGGGCCCTCTTGCATTGATATGACTTTTTTACTAAGTTTTTTTAGGTCTCCAATCATATCAAATTCTAACAATTTATCCACATTAGTCTTGGGTAACGTGACTATCGCGAAATCAAAATGATTATCACCGAAGTGTTGTAAAACTTGTGGTATCTGAAATATTGGATAATGTTCAGCACCTAAAATATATTTAGTAGAAACATCGTTTCTCATGTTCGGATTATCTAACGAAACTTTACCTTGCCAACCACCCTCGGTAAACCAAACTATCTTATGGTCTTTTAACCCCATACTAATTTTTTCATTTCTTCGTTTGTCATTTTATCAGCTGATTTTGAATTATATGGTTCTTTCAATTTATTATCTTCCTGATTATCTTCCATTCTGATATGTATATCATCACCATATAGATAGGTTCTATTTATCTCATTAGCTGAGATTAAATCCTCATCAGTTTTCTCACCTGGTCTTTTACCAACAACTAATATTCTGTCCGATATAACATTAGCCAATTGAAACATATTTACACATTTCATCTTATAAGACTTAACAAAACCACCACCATTATTTTTTGTGTAGTCTATTGTTCTCATAATTAAATCCGCCGCATCTTTCTGTGTAAAAATTAATCTATTCATCTCCGGGTCTGTTAACTTTAATGGTTCTCCGTCTTTTTTCAGTTTCAACCAAAAAGGTAGGACAGAACCATTACTATGTGCTACATTAGCAAATCTCGTTAATGCGAATCTATTATCATCATTGTTGGTGTTCATAAAGACTCTTTCCATTAAATATTTGGATGCACCATACACACTCTCAGACAGACACGCTTTATCTGTACTTATTCCAATTGTGATTGGTACGTCATTAATAATACTAGCCTCGACCACATTTAAACTACCTAAAACATTTATATTAGTGCCAGCGATAGGATTCATCTCCATTAAATCAATGTGTTTCATAGCTGCTGCGTGAACAACAACATCTGGCTTAACATCCTTGAACACTCTAAGTAATAACCCCTTATCTTCTATGTTACCAACATAATATTTAACGTTAGGAAATTCTCTTCTTGTCTCAGTAATTTTTTCTTCATTTCTACTAACGCTGATATATTCATTATCGTTTTGTTTTAATAGTGCTTTTCCAACCGTGCCAGTCCCACCTGTAATTAATATTTTCATCTTAACCTCTGTAAGCCATTTTGTTATCGTAATCAACCCTTAATCTTGGATAAAATTGAGGTTCTAAAAATCTAAAAATATCTTGGTCTTGTGAGCCTTTTGGATAATCAATCGGATTACTATTTAAATAATCTCTGTATTCATCCATCGTGACACCTGGCGGATGAGCGTATGATATTGCTGATTCTATAACCTCTTTGATAAAACTTGTTTTACCTATGTAAACCCCACTATTCAAATATCTACCATTCGAATTATTTATCTGTAAAATCTTATTATGAACTTCCGGCATGCAATTATAACCATCTAATGAATTTGTTGACATGAATAAAGCATCACAATTAAAACTCTCAAATATGTCTATCACCTTAGTGGGATTATCTATAAATATAACGTCTATCGCGTCAACACACATAAAATATTCCGTTTTACACTTACCACTATTTAGATAACGATTCAATAACTCAAATTTAAATGTATTCCTCCAAGGTAATCTATCATCTCTTAACACTTTTAATTCAACACCAAGATACTCAAGATTTTGCTCTAAAATAGATACATCCTCATAACCCTTTAGGTGGTCTATTATTCTGTCTTCCATCGAGCCTTCATTTCTACAAGTTACTATCGTCAGGTTTTTTGGTAATGTAAAACAATCAGGTTGTAATCTTTGTTTTAATTTTTCAAACTCCATTTTGACCAAGTGTCTATCGTGTATTATTGGCTGTCTCATATCCAACCTATATTCGTTAATATATCTTGTACGGCTTTTTCGTAACCATGTTCATTAGCTCTATTACCTGTGACAAATCCCCTCTCACCCTCGATACAATATTTACTAACTCTCTTTACATCCGAAAACCATCTTATCTTCGGTACTAAATTATGTTCATAAAGAAACTCTCTGAAAGTTCCAGCGTGAGCGTTCCAAGCTGATATACCATCGTAACCAACACTATTGGTTTCTCCGACTCTATTAACGATACCTAATCCACCCTCTTCATACATATTAAATCTATTATTAGGTAAAAGGTCAATCAATTCTTTCTTATAAAAACAGAACGAACCTCGTGGTGTTAACGCTTTCGGTATATTTTCTGTATAACCATTATCAAGAAAATACCAATCATCATCTAAACTAATTTTAGTTGTCTTAACTTGATGATTAGCTGAACCATATCTATCTGAGTTAGGTTTCAGCACATCAACTCTCTTATCCATATCAACAAATAATTGGTCAGATAATATTAGATTGTCATCGTGAGTTATTAATACGGAATCGTATTGGGTGTAATCATTTTTATCAGCCCATTGATTAAAGCACTCCATGTCACCGACAGTATTTTCTTCTTCTGAGTAACCCCATCCAAGCTCTTCGATTTCTTTTTTTGTTATTGGCGTCTCATACATCAATAAATCTAACTCTTCCCAAAAACTATTCAGATTAGAATTATTCCTAACATTTTCCTTTTCAAGAACTGTATTTTCATCATCAGGTGAACGATGAGCTACAGAATGATAATCCACAGACCAACCATTCGGCACCTCTTGCTTTATCATTTCTCTATAGAAATGAGAACTATAATGCCAACCAGTAGCTACAACTAAAACTTTCATGATATTCTTGATACCGAATATTTAATGTTATCAGTTAACACCTGATAGTTTATTTCAGATTTTACATCATTCATTTTTTTTGATTCACCTTTTACAAAATTATCTCTTTCTTTCGAACCACCTTCAAAATAAACTACAGAGCCAGCCATGTGTATTTGTTCTTTTATAGCGTTATATAATGTTAAAATTTTATCACCATTATTATTTATATCAAAATACATAAAATCAAAGGGTTCCGGCTCCCAATCGTAAAAATCTAAGTTATCAAGTTGGATGTAATCTCTCACCCCCCAAGCGTCTATATTATTTTGTGTGTTATATTGTGTTCCCCAATAATCATTATTCCATATATCATATGATTTTATTATACCATCAATATTATTATCTTTTAATGCCATAGCCATTGTTATCGTCGTCTCTCCACTCGCAGGCCCAAACTCGATAATTTTATTTGGTTTTAAAGCAGTTACCGCATTATATAACTTAGGTAACCATTTATATTTACCGTGACTTGGAATATTCATTTATATAATTTAACTTTCTCAATTATTTTTTCTATATCTAAATATGACATCGTTTCATTCATGGGTAAAGTCGCCACAACATCACTATATTTTTCTGTATAGGGACAATTAAAAGATTTGCCTCTGGTATAGATTTGATTAAGATGTAAGGCTGGATAATGAATACCACATATGATATTATTTTCTTTCATTTTATTTAAAAAACTTTGATTATTTTTTGTATGGATTATGTATAAGTGTGTGCTTTTATTGGCATAACCTAACTCTTTATTATATATGTCCCTTATTAGTTTTAAATTCCTTTTCTTTTTCTCAAAGTTCTTAAAATTCTTAAGTATGATGTCGGCTTGAAATGAACTAAGATACATCTTAAAACCTGGAAAAGCTATGTCTCTCTCCCAATTATTGTCTGAATATGATGTCCCATTTAACACTGCTGATTTGTAATACTCATATTTTGTTTTATCATTGGTGACTATCATACCACCATCTAATCCACTTAACGGTTTAGTCGGATAAAAACTGAATATCATTAAATCCTCATCATTACATTCATCCTTAAATTGATTTTTTTGTAATTTCTGTGCTGAATCGACGACCTTGTAATCATCAAATTTATGTAATATGTAAGAGTCCCCCATCCATAAAATATCATCAGTAAAATTTATTTCATTATGAAAACCACTTGTTAGAACGGCGTTAGCTACCACGGGTGGAATCATGCTTGGTAAATCAACCACCATCCGACTTCTAACATTTTGTCTCTTATCTCTCATAATTAGAAATATAGCATTGGTTGCGCTGTTAACTGCACAAGCATATTGAGCTCCGACATAATCAGCTATTTTTTTCTCTAACTCCTCAACACGTTTATCATGTAAACTATGTGAGTAGTTTGATGTATCTATCTTATGATTCGGTATGTGAAATAGTTGAATCATTCAATAACCTTTTCATTTTATCAATATTCATGCTACTATTAGGATTAACCTCAACGTCGGATATTTCCTTAACACTTATCCTACCGACCTCAGGCTCATAAGGTTTCACGAAATCATATACAGTCTGAGCCTCCCCACCGACATTTATAATACCAACCTCATCTAAGAGTTTTAGTGTGACCTTAGCAGCTTCATCTGCATACATATGTGAACTTATTACATCCGTGAAAGCTTTCTTATGTGGGAAAGGGACGGCGTTCATACAAGCTCTTAATATTAACCACTTGTCTATGTAGTGATGAACCGCACACTCACCACCTAACTTAGACCATCCGTAATTATTAAATGGTCTTAATCCATGCTCCTCGTCTTGATTTCCGTGTAGGCCAGGATAAACATAGTTGGTTGAGATGTAAATCATCTTCTTATCAAATCTCTCACACATCATAGCTATATTACAAGTCCCAACGATATTAGTTTTGATACTTCTTGTCGGATTTTCTTTGTGTCTTCTCATTGGTGATGATAAGCCACCTGAGTGTATCACATAATCAAAATCTTTTTGATTCGCATAGAAATACTTCTCACAATCCCAAAATCCCTCAAAATTCATTTCTTTTCTTGTTGGTAATAAAACCTGAAAGTCTTCATCATCTTTTGTTAGATTCTTTATGTGTTGTGCGAATCTACCAGCACCACCTGTAACCATTATTTTTTTCATTCAAATAACTCCAATTGATTATAAAATTTTGCCTTAACTCTTGGTGCACTATTGTCCTCTGATACTCTCCAATACACCACACCTAATGCTTTTCTGTCTAAACCTTTGGTAATCTCAGGTAATCCATGCCATGAGTTAGCGGAACACCTAAAAACGTTTAGTGTATTAAACTCATATTTAAGCTTACCTCTACTCGAATCACCATCAAAAAGATGTAAATCAAACGACTCATCATAATCCTCAGAGATACAAAGTATCACGCTATAACATCGAACCCAATTTTCATTTATTCCATGATGACTAGCATCGACGTGCATTCCTAAGTATCCACCCTCATCATTACGATTTGGTGTATTCATCATCCCACCACCATAAAATTCATGGTCTGGAAAACACTTTAGTTGCTCATAAAAATAATCATTTGGGTCGAAGTTCTCACATATATAATCTAAGACGGTCAATGCTGCTGGTGGGTAATTTTTTCTACCTAACTCTGAACAATATTGTATTTGTCCATCATTCTCACCATCACCATATTCAACCCAATTGTTTAAATGTTCAAAACTCTCTGCGGCTGCCCTAACAAGAGATTCATTTTCGACAAAATTTGGTATTGAGATATGTGGGAATGGTTTTTCTTTCATATTATACCTTTTAATTTTAAAAAATTATCATAGTCTTCTATGTAATCATCTTTGTTATAATTAGTATTAGCAATCACTAACAATAAAGTTTTTTTATCCATATAAATCTGCTCATCCCAAATCATCTCAGGTATGTATAGGGCTTCATCAGGATTACTTAAAGTATATGTTTGTTTTTTAATTCCATCATCAACAAGAACATCAACCTCACCATATAAGCATATTAAAACTTGTTTTGTTACATGATGCGAGTGTTTACCCCTATCATTTTGCCCCTCAACTCCGTATACATAGAAAATTCTTTTAGCTCTAAAAGGTATATCTGAACCAAATTCTATAGGTGTTAAACGACCATCGGGCTCTATAAAAGTTCTTAGTTTGAACTTTTTTACATCATTTATATCAGTCAATTTATTATTCCCCAATCTAAATGACTAATAAATTCTCCGCCATTCTTTACAAATTCACTTTCATTCTCTTTTATTAAATCTGCAAAGTTCCAAGCCCCTAAGAATGCATAGTCGTAATCATTTAAATCCACATTATCCCTACTCTCTACACGTATGTGAGCGCCAGGTGAATACAAACCTTGCTTTGATGGTGTCGTATCAGATATTAAATCTATTAGTGTATCATTTATACCACAATAATTAAACACGGTTGTTGATTTTGAGGTTGCGCCTAAACTAATAACGTGTTTTCCATCGCTACTTATATCAGTTAATAGATTAACCAAATTTTCTTTTGATTTTTGTACCCTATTAGAGAATTTATTGTAAACATCAATCTCATTTATACCAAAATCATTCTCATATCTTAATAAACTACTAACATATCCATCTAAGTCAAACATATCTGAATTTATATTTAAATGTCTTACATAAATTCTATTTGAACCACCATGAACCGATAATGGCTCCACCTTGAAAATAGTCAATCCGTTTCTTTGTAGGATATTTTGTAATGCAGTAACAGAAAATACATGAGCGTGTTCATCATATATTTGGTCGTAAGAGCCTCGTTTTAACATCTCAATTAACGATGGGTCTTCGAAAACAAACATACCCTTTTTATCTAAAACTTGAGCCACAGCAGAAAAACAATCGTCCAAATCTTGAACATGACATATACAATTAGCTGAGTAAACTAAATCCATCTTACCATGCCAACCAACTATTTTTTTAGCTAACTCCTTAGTCCAAAAATCGGTGTAAGTATTATATCCCTTATGTGCTGTCTTCAAGGCAAAGTTTGTACATGGCTCAACACAATAGGCTGATGTCTTATCGAAATTTGTTATGAAAGGCCCATCATTTGAACCTATCTCTAATACATTCTCGGTTTTATATCTTAATTTTTTTCTGTAATCAATGAGACTGTGAGCAGTATCCTTAAAATGTTTAACCATCGGTGTTGATAGTGATGTATTGTAGGTGTAATCCTCATTGAACATTAACTCTGGCTTCACAAAGTCTTTCAATGATACTAATTTAGTATCCTCATCAAATACGACTTTTAAATCGTAAAAAAATTCGTCATCAAATTCCTCGCGTTTTAAAAATTTATTAGCTATAGGTTGTCTACCTAAATCTAAAAACTCTTTTTTCATTTTATTTATCTCCAATCTTTAAAAATAATAAATCCTTTTGCACTATTTGCTCACCATCGTAATGTTCTCCTATTGAAATCTTTTCCTCAAATCCAATTTTTTTCATGTAATCAAGTGTCTCTTGTTGACTCGGAGCACCTTCATTATATTCTATGTAAGATACTTCTAATACTATCGCTGATGCTCTACTGACTAAATTTTCACCACCTTTCAAAATATCTAACTCTGAACCTTGTGTGTCCACCTTAATTAAATCAAATACGGCATCATCCTCGAAAATATCATCTAACCTTTTCAATGTAACTTTACTCTCTTGAACTAATTGTGGTATATCCCAATAGTTATGCTCCTTATAGTATGAATTACCCTCGGTATAAGGCTTATCAGTTCTTGTATAAAAAGTGACCTCTCTCACTTCGTCACCTAAGGCCGCTATCAAACATGAGTCTCCATTCTCGATTGCTAATCTATTTAACGTGTTCTCATGTAATGGATTAGCTTCTATCATAAAAACACCAACATCCGGCCAAACTCTTTTTGACCAACCATGAAATTGACCAGTGTGAGCACCAATATCTAAAATAGCTTTTGGTCTGATTCCAAGGTCTCTGACTTCTTCAAGTCTCATAGTCTCCCCATCTCTATAAGCCATTTAAAGACTCCAATTCCTCAACTCCCTCACATACTTTTTTTATTTCATTATAATACTTACCATGACCTTTACTCGGAACCCCACCCCATGGTTTATGTAAACCAAAAGGAGCTTTGTCATTTATTGGATACATATAACCGTTATCTATTGAAAAAGATAAAACCTCTTCATAGGTCGGCCTCACCTTAGTCATCTCAGAAACAAAATAATCCTCGCATGGATTCCCACCATCATTTAAGTAATCCTGTAATTTATTCTCAATAATATCTAACATAAAACTTTTTTTTCTAAGAGATAACCCGCCATTCATAACCCTATCATATTTATTACTCATTGTTCCTAATGGATTTCCCCAATAACCACCGATGTAATCAAAATGTTCAAAGTCCTCAATTTTGTTATCTGAGTTAGGACACAGCATTGTATCACATTCGAAATATAAAACTGTTTCCCCCTTTACCTCTTTCCAAAATTTTTTGGTTAACATAATTTCCAAACTTGAATCGTCAGCGCTTATTTCATCAATCCTCAAATTTGTAAGGAATACTTCACACTCTAATTTACTTGTGGTCTCTTTCACATAATCTGTATTATTGTTTCCATGAAATACTTGTAAACTATAATCCTTTGGTAGAATTGACATTACATTTTTTAAAACAAATGGTAGAGCTTTATGTTCTCTGGTTTCAACTATGACCGCTACTTTTTTCATTTAAAATCCAAAAATGATAAGGTTGTTGGCCAGACATAATTTTGATAACTGTTTAAACCTGTCTCGATTTTACATTGTATCATCTTACCTCTTAGGTCGGACATTTCTTGAACTGATATATGTTTGGTTGAATCTATAGTGCTTTGATTATTTTGAAAGTCTTCCATTAAAGACATCGAAAGCGTATCTCCATCTTCAACAATAATGTATCCATATAGTTCATTCCATTGATTACTTGAGGTATGTAAATCTTCGATGACATAAATACCATTATTTTTTAAGTGTTTGTAAAGCGCCTTTAATGATACCTGCTGTTGTCTCATTGAGTGACCACCATCATCTATGATTATATCGAAATCCTCTCCGTTCTCAACAACAAATTTATTTAAATCATCAACACTAGATTGGTCACCTCTGAAAACAAATGACCTTTCTTGGTCTCTATCATCCCAACCATTTACCATTACCATGTCTGTGCCTGTTCTTTTGTCGTAAACCTTATCCTCATAAACTATTCTATTATCTATAGCGTAGACATTTGCGTTTGGGAAATAATCTAACCACATTAAATGAGAACCACCTGTATTTAATCCAATCTCTAATATTTTAGTAACATCATTTCTGATACTCTCAAACTTTTTTTCATAGTGTTTAGTGTAACCTAAATCAAGTTTATCACAATTATATTTTTTTGCTATTTCGTGTAAATCTAACATAACACATCCCTTAAGATTGATTTATTTATAAATATATTGGCCTGATGTATCTTATCATATTTTAGCGCCTCATTAATTACAAAGTCAATATCAACATCTAATTTAATCTCGTAATCCTTAATTAAATCGTCAACGTCAAATCCCATAAATTTAGAAACTTTTGGTAAAAAGAATCCAAGAGCTTCTCCGTGTGCTATCCCATAATGACCAGTTAGTGGATAAGATAATGAATGTAATAAATTGGTGCCTGTGATTTCTATCGCTTTACCACCAAATCTACCTGCCTGTAAAAGATTAGAAATAGTTTTATCCTCTTTTAGTAACCTTAAGCCCTCAGAGCAATAATTTTCACTTTCCTCATTTCTTTTAATTGAGGTTAGACTATCTAAAAAATGACTGATAACATCAAAGGTCGTATCCCTTTTAACCCTCTCTGGTAAATCGGCGTAATCAGAATTTATTTCAACCTTTTTTGGTTTGAATCTTTTTAGACTTATTTTATTACTTCCATCCCAATATACAGACCAAGATGTTTCTGACGCACCTGATGCAGTAGTGGGATAACAAATTATTGGATTCTTACAGATTATCTTCGCAGTATCAATTACAGCTCCACCACCGATAGCCACCACAGAATCTTCTGAACCCATTTCATCTAAGATTGATTTGTCGGGTGCTGAACTAATAATTTTCTTCCTATCAAATCCTTGTAAAAAATCTTTAGTGGAATTTGAACAAACCAATAAACTCATAATAACTCTTTTATCTGCTTTGTGTTTTCCATACAATCTAACCCAACTCTACCTTTTTTACCATCATTACTAATTTTGTAAATCTTGTTAATACCACTATACTCTTCATGTAATTTAGCACTATGAAATTTACCAACCGATTCATGACAACCATTATCCAAAACATAAATAAAAAGGTTTTTTAAATCTTGTTCTTCTATCGTGTGAGTGATTCCTAAATGCATTAATAATGATGCGTCCCCACTAATAACCACTACATCTTTTTGGGAGTTGGCTGCTATACCCAAACCAATACATGGTGATAATCCCATACTACCTTGCATATAAAAAATGTTTTTATTCTTTGGAAATAAGCTGTAAACATCCCTTGATATAAAACCTGTATTAGTAATATAAATAGAATCTTGACCATGCCAATAAAATATATCCTTAATAGCATCTTGTCTAGCTAACATTGTTGTCACCTCGAACAATTAAGTAATTTTCATATCCTATCAACTTTAAGATATCCTCATCGACCTTACCCATTACTTTGTGTTGAGGTAGCGTATGTCTGTGACCAATAACTAAAAATGGATAAATACCATGAGGTATACAAAGACTTGTTAAGGGATTTATTATGTTACCTAAACCTGAATTTTGTAGGTAGACACAACTCTTTTTTCCAGCTAATTCAGCACCAACTGCTATACCAATTGCTTGTCCTTCATTGGTTGCAGGTATATGTATTTTTTTATCATCGATGTTAATAATGAATTCTGTAAGTCCACTATCAGGTACACCTGTAAAAAAGTCATAATTATTTAATATATCATCTAATTTATTCATTTGGAATTAATTCTAAAACCTTTTTTATTGGTAAACAACCTTTACTAGCTTCGTAACATCTTTTATTTTTAAGTATTGATTGTGCTGTATTAACCATAGCTGGATAAGAACTTCTTAATAGGTGGTTGGCATAAATTACTATATCTACACCCGCTTCTATTAATTCTTCTTCTCTTACTTTATTATAAGTAGATGGTACAACGACCAAAGGAACTTTTTTCTCAACACTTTTAAATTTATCACAGAAACTTAATATTTGATTAAAGTCTTTATCTTTACTATGAATCATAACACCATCAGCACCATTTGAAATGTAAATATTTGCTCTGTCGATGGCATCATTAACGTCTTTACCTAAAATAAAACTTTCTATTCGAGCTATAATCATAAAATCTTTTGTGACTAATGATTTTTTACCCTCTAAAATTTTTACGGAAAACTTATATGGGTCGTCTTGTGTTTGATTAGATGTGTCATCAAAAAGTGAGTTTCTTTTACAACCAACTTTATCCTCTATAATAATAGCAGACACACCAATTCTTTCTAATGTTCTAACTGTGTGCTTAAAGTGCTCAATAACACCACCATTATCTAAATCAACAATCATCGGTTTTGTAGTTACATCAAATATCTCACCCAAAGTTTGACTAACTGTGGTTATATCTACATATTGATTATCTGGTTTACCTTTAGAGGCTGAATGTGTAAGACTACTTAACCACATGGCGTCGAATTCATTATTTTTGACTTTTGTTTTTTCTACTATTAAACCACTTAAACCATTGTGTGCTTCTAACACCCTAACGATTGGCTTTGATTCAATTAACCTCGTAAGCATCTTTCTTCTTATATCAGGCGTTGTACCAATTTCTTTTAGATGGTCATGTAATTTTGTTGAAGAGACACCTTTAGTATAGGGTACATCAATAACTTTACCACCCCACTCCTTTAATTTATTTATAACATTTTGCCTCACTTGTTTCTGCACACCCTCTTTCCAATCATCACCGTGAACAACATAGTTTGGTTTTATCTTTTCTAAATTTGGAATATAATCAAGTGTGTCTTGTGGAATCACCTCCCTAACACCCACTATATTTTCTACAACTATTTTTCTCTCTTCATAACTTAAAGCGGGTAATCTTTTATAACTCGCTATCGCTGAATCGGTTAGTAATCCTATTATAACCTCTCCATATTTTTTAGCTTCTTGAATTATATTTAAATGACCATGATGAATTAAATCGGCGCACATCCCAATATAGACTAATTTATTATTAGGTATTTTCAAAATACCATCTCCAAATACCATTTTTCAAATAATTCTTCAAAACATTTATCTGAGGGGTTCTAATATTATTAGTGTCCTCCCACTCTCTATGAATAACTCCTAAATCTCCACTACGACCATATTGTCTCGTATAAATTCTGCCTACTTGTTCAATCTCGTCGTATTGTTTATAAGGTGCTCCTCGATTATGTGCACAATATTGTAAATATCTTTTCTCATCCAAAGCCATAATCGCTGAGACACTCGTACAATTATAGTCATTATACTGAGAACGGCTATCCTCGGTCACATAAATTCTACTCATATCTAAGTCGTCTAAAATATCGTTCGGTAGTTTATTATTAAAAACTCTATTAAGTACAGTATTCTTAAAATCTATTGAGGCTATTTTAGTTTTAGTGATTTTATTATTAGTGATGTTATCGGTAACACTCACCCAAGATAGGAATGAGTCAGGTGGATTATGATTTTTTGTAATACCTTGTGGTTCACCATGGTCTGCAAAAACCCAAAACAAAGAATTTTCTTCTTCAAAATTAATAGTATTGATTATGTCTTTAAATAAACTAAGGACATCTCTTTGTGCGCCTCTTTCGGCATCATGGTAATGATTATATTTTAACGTGATAAAGTGATTTTCGTCGGATGATAATTTTTGCATATTTGGTATAAAATCTTTTTCGTCCGAGGTTGGTTCGTATTCATAAAATTGAAAATCTCTAAATCTACCACAGATATCATCTGGTATTAATTTACAGTCTCTAAGACCAGGTTTCGTATTCACATCGTTATACATTGGCCAACATCCTCTAATTGTATTGTCGTCCCCTCTCGTTGGTGGCATCGAATGCAAATGTATTTTCCAATCATCAGGTAAATGTTTAAGTAGTATCTTATCATCCCATATTTTTTTATCTTTATCTGATAGACTAGCATAGGTGTGTGAATGACCGATGCCCGTGTCTCTCATTTCTGATGGTCTACAACCTGAAAACATTGAAATCATAGTGGTTACAGTATCAGGCTGTGTAAGATAATCACCAAAATGTAAACCCTTTGATTTAAATAATTCTTCTATCTCAGGATGTCTTGGAAAGGTATCAAACAGAATACAATATATTTTCATTATATTCTTTTTTCCAAATAATGGTCTTGTACATTTTCGTGACCGACGTGTAATATAATCTCATCACCACATCCGATGTGACCCGAACCAACTCCCCATTGTTTTGGCATCGGATATGGGAAACAACCCGTGTTCCAAGCTGCACGAGATAATTGTAGTGGGCCTCTTTTTGGATTTGTCTCCATTAATCGTAAGAACTCGGTTAAGTATACTCTACCCCTATCATCCTTTGTGTTAAAGCCAGTCCACCATAAATCATAGGTTAAAATATTACCACGACTTGCATCCTCACCAATGTGGTAGTCCCCATCATTACCTCTTGTGTGGATACCATCAACCTTAACAAGTTGTCTTTCATTCTGTGGACAACAAATACCAAACTTTTCTATGATAGGAATTATAGTTCTTACCTCTTCAGATACAAACATTAAATCTGAATCTACCGCTATAGCTATATCTGCCTCTGATTCTAAGAGTCCCTTTATCTGATAATAATCACAACAATGATATCCCCATTTCAACTTTCCACTACCCTCTTTATAATCTTTATCAAATGGTGTGCTATCAGAGTCTATAAACCTTACCTCGACATCGTAATTATCACCGATTGATTTGTCATCGGTATAACAAATAATCTTAGCCTCTGGAAAATATTCTTTTACACTACTATAAGTCGGGTCTAATCTACCTATGTCGCTCTCCCATTTTTGATTAGCTGCACCTCTTCCACCGAATTCAGCAAAAATAATTTCAACGTTCATAACAACTCCTTTATACTTTTTAACACATCTTTATGTGAAATTAAACTCATACATTTACCATCATACGGACATGGAAACTGGTCGTAACAATTCAAACAATCCAATTCTTCTCTGACCAACTTGGTTCCTAATCCAAAAAGATTTATTTCTTGATGTGGTGTTGGGCCAAAGAAACTAATTATTTTTTTCTGTAATGATATAGCTATGTGTAAAGCTACCGTATCACCAGTAATAACTATGTCTGATAAATCGATTAAGTTACAGAATTGTTTTATTGAATATATTGAAGTCGTATCTATAACCCTATCCGAATTAGTGCTTTTGTTTATATCATCATTTCTTAATTTTTCAGCAGATGAGCCTGTTAGTATTATTACATTATTTTTGTCTTTTAAAAGATTCTTTATTAACTTTTTGAATCCATCTTTTGTCCATTTTTTATGAGGATATACAGGCCCACAACCTGTGTTTAATAAAATAATCTTGTTTGTAGATTTGATATTGTATTCAGAGTAAAATTTATTTTTAAATTCTTTATTATATTCTTCATCTAAATAGATATATGGTTTTTCATTATCATAATCTATTTCACCAATCATAAAAATTAGCTCTTGATAACTTAATTTATTATTTGTTTTAGCACCCCAATTATCAAGACACATATCATAATGATATATAGAACCTTTATTCAATGGCATAGGATAACCCTCTTCGTGTAAACCATAACCTCTATATTCATCCGCCTTGAAAGCCATCGCCATCGAAGTCGCTTTTGGGTCTTTATCTAAATTAATCAGAATATCGAACTTTTGATATTGTAAAATACGAACTGATTCTGAATTATACTCCATAATCTTATCGATGTGCTTATTACCCTCAAGAAAAAACCTAGCTTGTGGTTGGGTTATCCAAGTTAATTGACAATCAGGATATTTTTTCTTAATTCCCTCTGCCAAGGCGGTACTACGGACGACATCACCAAGAGCATCCAACTTTATTAAAAGTATTCGCTCTTTATGAGGATTATAATTTTCACCTTTATTACAATCTATACATCCGTTTATCCAATAATACTCACAAGGTCTATCACCTTTGAAATGTCTACATACTTCCATCTAAATACTTCTTATATTTTTTAATACCATTTTTCAAATTATATTTTGGTTCCCAACCCTTAATATAAAGTAAAGGTTGTGATAAGGTGAAAAATTGATAACCAGATGGAATTTCTTTCTCAGATTTGTATGTAAATGGTATTTCCATTAAATTTAGAACATCTTCAAATGTATGAGCTTGACCACAACCAACCTCATAAACGCCGGGCTCAACATCATTAAATAAGGGATGTAAGGTTGCATCAACAACGTCATCTATAAAAACGAAATCCCTCTCTGGTCTCTTCGGAAATAAATTAAAAGAACCTATCTTATAAGATTGATAAGCAACCGATGCCATTTTTCCTTTATGTTCCTCACCTGGCCCATAGACATTAAAATATCTTAAAGCGTAAAAGTTTTTTACTTTTGCCAAACCATATTGCTCAGTAATAAATTTAGACCAACCGTAAATATTTGATGGAGTGCCCTTATCGCCTGTGTTAGCCGCTGATGATGAATAGATTACTTTTTTATCGTATTTTTCAGCTATATCAAAAAGTTGCTTACTAAATATGTAATTATATTTCATCATTACATTAGCGTCTTTAAGCATAGTGTCAGATATAGCTCCTATATGTAAGATAACATCAACTTTTTTTACGTAAGCCTCTAAATTTAGTTCCCAATCATCGTCGTCAAGAAAATCCTTTTCAATACAAATCACATCATGATTTGGCACAGTATTATTAGCTTGATATGGGGTTAACAGTTTTTCTAAAATATTTTTTCCAATAAATCCCTTTGAACCTGTTAATAATATTTTCATTCGTATAATTCCTTATAGATTCTCTCCATCCAATAATTCCTATCCCTATCTAAACTATTTTGTGCTATGGCGTTAAATTGATACACGTAGCTTGTGTTATATAAGTTTGATAAATCATCCTGCCACCAACACCTTTCATCCACGTATAATAGGTTCTTTCGTCCCATATCTATGATTGAAAATTTATTTGGTAGGAATTTTACATCAACATTGTGTTTCTTTGTTAATAAATTTATCAAAGCTTGGTCACTACCAGTTCTTATTTTATCATAAGATTCTATAATATCAATCTGATTATCCCAATAAAACTTTATTACTTTTTCTAAAAACTCCTCATGGGATTTATTCAATATCACAAAACCAGTTTGAAAAAAATCAGAAGCCATCATTAAATAATCCGTGTCAAAAAACTTTTGGGAATATCCTTTTATACTTCTATTCACCCACTCAAAATCACCATTACAAAATGAGGTTGAGAATTTATTATCGGTCAATTCAAAAAAGTTTGGACAATCGGGATGCACTATACAATCAGCGTCAACTAATAAAACTTGGTCGTAATCTATCTCGTTATTTTTAAGTATCTCTAAAACATACCATCTTTGCCATGTTATTACCATATCGGTTTCAGGCATGAGTAATTCATCCATTAGAAAAAACTCTACATCATTTTTATCACACCATTTTTTCCAAGAATTCATACCATATTGATAACCCTTTGTCCTATCCGATTTACCTATACCACTCGTACCAATTGCTTGTTCACGTTCAATCCATGGCATCAAGACCACATTTTTTTTCATTTATTTCTTACCTTTTTATTTGAACTTAAGACACCCTTTAGTAAATCAGATTGTACACCAAGTTCTTCTGCAATACTAACTAAAGCACTTGTATCTTTAGGTAGACATTTACCTCCAAAACCTCTATTATCCTTAAATACTGCCGTGTGCATAGGATTTATTCTTGGGTCTGACAACCATAATTCTCTTGCTTCATTCCAATCTACATCAGCCGATTCACAAATATCATACAACTCATTACAAAAAGCAACCTTTGTAGCGTAAAATGCATTCTCCATGTACTTAGCCATTTCAGCTGTTTTTGCATCACTTATATTATATTGTTTACATGGGCCGACCACAGGTAGAATCAAATCTATCGCATCACTACAAACTTTTCTATCTCCACCAAAAGTAAAAAACGGAGTCTCTTTCATATCAGTATGAAATAAATAAGGACTCCAATAGGTAGATTCTCCAGCGTACTCAGGTGAAAATACTATCCTCTTATTATATTTTTGAATAAGTTTATCTGTCGTACCGACTGATATCGTTGATTTGATTACTATTAAATCAGTTTCAATCCAACTGATAACCTCTTCAACAAGTGAAGTATCACAACTACCATCATCACTTCTTGGAGTCGGCACACAAATAAAAGCAGCGTAACAATTATTAACCTCTTCCTTTGGAACCTCATAACCAGCCGGCGGGTCATATATTACTAAATCGTAATGTCCATTAAAAAACTTATCCATCGCTTTACCAACATAACCATGACCTATGATAGCTATTTTTTTTCTCATTTTTTACCTTTATGTGGTTTAGTATCTCTGATAAAATAATCGTTTTTCCTCGAATCACCATCTATATAATTAAACTTTAGATTATTTTTCCAAGCTACATAATTAAAACTTAATTGGTCTCTTTTACTACCATATTTTATTTCTGTCCACCAATCTTCCATCACCCTCATACAATCCGACTCGTTGTGTCTCCTCAATATTACCATACCTGTAATCAATCCGTTATTGGTCGGAAATCCCTCATGAGAATATCTATCCATTTGCTTTTTAATAATGTAAGGATTATCCTTATAATTTAATATTCCCCTTTCAGGTGTAATTTTCATGTTTTTCTCACCGAGTGATAAAATAGTTTTTGCCTCCTCATAAGGACAATTACGTGCATCTAACGTGTTGTGGTTATGACTATAAAATGCTACATTAGCATCACTAAGATATTTATCAATCAGCTCATCTATATTACCAACAACTTTCATATTACCATCTATAAAAATGCTATATTCATAATCTATACCAAAATATCTATGAGGTAATACTTTAAATTTTTTCGCATTTCTATTATTATCTGAATAAATCTTTACACTATTTGTTTCATCAAAACATTTCCAATCCCATCCTGATACCCGCTGTTCTTGTTTTTCATCATAATCACCAAAGATAGAGGTATATACTACACGACCTGACATATAACTCCCTCTCTATCTTTTAATACTTTATTTTGTGTTGTTGGATAATAAGCACCTTTATGATGTCCGATTTTTTTGACAATTTTTAATTTACCATTATCAACATATTCATCAACTGCTTTTTTAATTTCAGGAAATAAACCATAATCGTCATAAATAATATACCCATCTGATTTTAATAACCTTAGTGCGTTGTCTATGTCACTTTTTACGTGAGAATAATCATGCACACAATCTATAAATACCGCATCTATATCTTTGAAATTCCAAGTTTGTGAATATACATCCATAACAACATACTCGACATTATCATCATTTGGATTTAGCTTTTTTGATTCTTGATGTCTTTCCTGTAAATTATCCACTGCTATTACTTTTTTAAAAAGGCTACTCAACATTTTTGTTGAGTGTCCTAAAGATGAGCCTATCTCTAATATAGATAAGTTTTCACTCTTACCTTTGAAATAATCATAGAAATCTCCCTTGAACTTAAGACTTGTTGTAGTCTTTGATTCTGTCTTATCAGGTAAACCCTTTAGTAATAATCTTTTTTCTTCGTTAGAGATTAAATTTTCATTATCTACAAAATTATGTGCGATAGGAAATTGTCGTTGAATCGTATGCACAGGACTATATCTAACAACCATTTGTGAGGTGCCTGCTTGATTACCGATATTATACTTAGCTTGTGATTTAATATAAAGTTGTATTCTAATTGGAACGTGTCTTAAATCCATGCCTCTATAGATATCAGAAAAAGATGTTTGTTCGATAGGTCTTTCCGTCCAATAAAAATGAGGTATACCCTCATCCACAACTTGTCTCATCTCTTTGTCCATTGTGTAATCGTATCTATCTGATATCAATATACAAGCAAATTCTAAATTAGCTGCAAATTGATTTATTATATCATCACCGAGTTTTTTTTCCTCATCCGACCAATACAATTCTGGCATGCAATCTTTCATCTCATCCTCTTCAAATTGCCAGAACTTCAACATCTGTTTTATCATTGGAACATTAGGATTGTTTAAATCATAAATTCTATAATGGTCATGATAGATATCACCCTCAAAACTATCTATAAAGTTATCAACATAAGGATTATTTTTAAAAACATTTTCTGAGTGTTGATAAGGATTTGACCAACTCTGCCAGTCGTTAGCCTCACCAAACAAGTTTTGAAGAAGTTTAGATGATGGAACAGATACCTTACAAGATGGATACTTTTCTTTTAATAACCTTGGCATGGCAGATATTATTCCCCAATCACCTAATCCATGACAACTTCTCATGACTATAAAGTTTTTATCATTTAAATATTCATCTGGTATTCTTAATCCCTCATCAACTGCAAAACCGAGTCTATCTGTCTCATCAACACCATAAACTTTATTATCTAATATTCTCCAAAAAATCATGACATTGACTCATACAAATTATTTTGTCTCTCTTGTCTTTCAATTGTTTTGGGGTGGTACAGGCTTAATTCCTCTTGTGGTGGTAAGTGTGCATAACTCTTAGCGCCTGAAATAATTTCATGAACTGGTTTAATCCATCTTATATTTTTATCATTCCTAAATATCCTCGCTTGATAATCAGGATAATTGACCCAGCCCTTTTCTGAAACCCTCCACCCCCATTTTTTTATATGATTGTCGGTTATTCCATCAACCGTGTTTACTCTTGGAACCCATATTAACTCTGTATCATTTGCTTCTAAAATTGGCTTTACTTGTTGTAATAGTATGTCGTTTGGGTATTCATCCGCATCTATATGAAATATATAATCCCCACGTGAATTTTCAATGACAGAATTTTTATGTGCTGCAAAATCACCATCTAACTTTCTTTGATATACCAATATTAAATTTTGTTTGTAATAGGTTTGTGTGAAAACATCTAACTCGAATTTAACTGCATCATCTTCCCCATCAACACAAATGATTATTTCATCCTCTTTATCTATTTTTTCTATGAGAATATTCAATAACCTTTTTAATTCTTCAGCCTCATTATGGACTGTTATTCCATAACTAATTTTCAATTAAAACCTCTTTTATATTTTTTGGTAACAGTATTGGTTCAAGAAACACTTGTGATTTCCTTGCTTGATTATAATCGTAAGTTCTATATACGGAAAATCTTTTTATCTTGTTTCGTATTTTCTGATAAACATTTTTTCTAACACCAAGCCTTGTCGCGCCACTTATTTCAACCCTATAGATTTCATCATCCCCACTTACTACTTTTATTTCACCGATTGTTTCTAATATTTGCACCAACGCTGGTTTATTTCTTATTGTAGGAACTGTTCCTCTCTCTTCCAATTTTAGACCGACTAAATGTAATGACTTATCTCCGTCTTTTTTCTTGAAAGGTATTTTCGTATTTAATACAAGGACGGTTTGTAAATTTGCATTATATCTAAATGATATTATATCACCTGTCTGAACCTTACCCCATGTGTATATTTGTTTTGGCATTAATTAAAAACCCTTTTAGTCATACCTAACTCATCACAAGCTGATAAAAAATCAAACTTATGAAATGATTTTGCGTTTTCAACATCTAATCTTTGAACGTGTCCATCATATTTATCCCTATCTTCAGGTGGTATATCAACTACTTTGGCATATTTCCAAACATATGCATCCTTACTTCCCTCAGGATAAATCATTCCCATTTGTCCCATGTTTATGACTGATAGCATCCAAACAATATCTCTCGTATTATCCTCATGGATAGTATCTTGTACTATTTTTGGCGATTGTTTAATATTTTCTATCATATTAACACTACCAATCTTATATCTTGAGTCACTCATATATCCACATTTGAAACATAGAAAAGAGCTGAAACTCTCTTGTTTTTCTTCAAGGCATTGTTTTGTACTATAACATACTGGACAGGTTATTTTTATTTCCATTACACTCTCTTTAATTTTGGTAAATTAATCTTTGGTTTAGTTTGTTCACCAACTTTTTTAAGTTTAGGTAATTTTAACTCGACTTCCTTTGGAAATTCAGGTATATACTTATCTAATATTTTTCCTAATTCTTTGGTCATCTTTTTAAGTGAAAACAAAGATTGATTTACTTTACCCAATTTAGTTGCATTCATTGTATACTTTTTATAATCTTTAAAAACACCCCTCATGTAAGCAGAAACTTGTTGATAGTCCGCTGTAAACCATTGTGCTCCATCCACCCTCATATTATCAGGAAAAGATGATTTAGGAACATCACCTATTTTACCAGGCACTAAAACACTTTGTTTACTATTTAAGAAATCTAAATGTCCACTCCATGAAGATGCGATTACGGGCTTACCCGAGATACTAGCCTCTAATAATGGTCTACCAAAACCCTCACCATGGGTTATATTGATATGCGCTTTAATTCTTGGGTGATTATATAATTCATTTATTTCCTCATCATATAAGTCCCCATGTAATAAATATATGTTAGGTAAATCACCTTTAACTGATTTTTTTATATTATTAATCTTTTTGAGAATATCTTCTCTATCTAAAACTGAAAAACCAGCCCCACTTGTTTTAAGAATAAGACCCGGTTTATTTTTTTGATTCTTGAAAGTTTCCAAGAATACTTTAACTAACATACCCGTGTCTTTTCTATCCTCACCCATTTTACCTTGTAACCAATGACCAACATATAAAAAATTAAATGTTTCTTTAACATTTTTCATCTCGTCTATAAACTGCTTACTGAATTCTTTTGTTTTTTTATATACCGTATTATCAATTCCTTCAAATAAAACTTCCATAGGTTTTTCTAATTTGAGAACACCTTTTAATTGTTGTGTTTTTTCATCTTTAACATCAAAACTTAAGTTTTTAAAGGTATCAGATACAAATGTTGATGGCACTATATTTAAATCCATCTTATTTAGACCTTGAAGCCAATCTGGTGGTGCCACCGTACACTCTAAACCTGCTGTTATTCCTATATTAAATTTTCCTATCGGTGAAAATTCATTTGGTACAACAATGTGGATATGAATGTCAGGTTTGTCAGGCAGTTGAGGTGTTTTCAATAGTCTATCTATTATTGGTTTGTCTCTTGTTGATGAATCATCTAATGCATTCATTGGAGTTGTCCCCCAACGAACATTCCAAATCTTGACATCATATTTATCCAACTCAATCAAGGAACGAACTATATCTCGCGCGTGAGCACCATAACCACTCCTTGTCGCCACCGGCGCTGTAACTAATATTACTGGTTTACTCATTATAACCTCTTATGCTTTATAAATTGTGTATCTTTTTCTCGGCTTCCACTTTGAAAAGGCATCATCCATTTGTTTGATAAAATTATTTGCCATCATGTCTGATGTCATCATTACATCCTCTTGTTTTACAAACTCATGCCCTTTTAGGCCACAATCTCTTCTTTTATCCTCACCCATCATATACCACTCATAAATTTTATCCGCTACGTCATCCCATCTACAACGGTCATCGAAAATGTAAGGTGTCGGAGGTGAGCCTTGAAGACACCTATTTGATGGCCACACAGGCTTAACCCATTCACCCCAAGTTAACTCCTCATTATGTGCCCATTTTCTATCATCATGTAATGATTTTATTTCCTTATAATCCTCGGCTGTTAATAATTTATCATTTAATTTAAATCCACATTGGTCTTGTAAACCACCTGTAACGTTTACTATAATCGGTGTCCCTGCCATTAGGGATTCACAGGTTCCTAATCCAAATCCCTCATTCGATGCCATATTAACAGTAACATCAGCCATGTTGTATAAAAAATTTAATTTTTCGGACTCTAATTTTTTGTCACTAAAATATACTTTATAATTAGGAGCCAAATTTTTAGCGACCTCTGGTAAATCGGTTCCATTATCATCCACAGGCTGTGTGTGCATGAGTAAAGCACATTTATTAGCTTCCTCTTCAGTTAACATATCACAGAACGTTTTAAAAGCCATTATCACATCACCAGGTAACTTACGACGGATATTTCTATTATTATAGAATAAAATGAATTCCACATCCTCATCGGTAATCTGTTTTTTCATCTCAACGACACTTTTATATTTATCATCAAAAATTGATATTGGATAGTAATATTTTTCACTAACACCATGAGGTAGATAAGTTGAGTCCCAATCGTTTCTTGGTTTATTTTTTGCAACTTCATCAACAATCGCAACAGTTTGTTTTGATATATTCATAATCAAATCAGAGCACTCATAAAAATTTTCATTATAATGAGGTGCTGGCCAATCATCCCATATATTGTAATAAAATATTGGAATCTCTTGTCTAATCTCATGTTCCATCTCATATAACCAACGCCAGAACCTTGGGTCTGTGTAATGTAGTATCGCGTCCGGCTTTTCTAAATCCATAATTTGTCTAAGGGTATCCGCACTACCATAACCATTTACTGGATAAATTGTCAATTGTGCATCCTCAACACCTGTCTCTTCTTTTGAGACTTGATTCATATCCACACGTTTTCCATTTTCAGGATGTTTAATAGCACCACCTATCTGAGCCCAATCGTAATGATGAATTGTACCGAGAACAAACTCCTTAGACATTGTACCAACGCCTGATGACATTCGTAAATCATCAGATAATAATAATATCTTTTTCTTAGCCATATAACCTCTAATCGTTTAGTATCGTTTTATTTGGCCCCACCTCAGCGTCAAAATAATCTAACATCTCTAACTTATCAGCATAGTCTGCCATCATTCCTAATTCCTTTTCAATCTCTTCCATAACATCACCATGTTCCCCTATCCCTACGGAATTACTCATTAAGTTTTCTGCATTAATCCTATGTTTTTCTACGTGTGCTTTGAAATGTAACCTCGACGCTTTTATAAAGTCATCTCTTAAATTACTCATAATCTACTCCCACTTGGTATTAAATTGTTGTAAGAATGTATTTTATCTTTGAAATCCTCATCAAAAACATATAAATCCATTGAACGATTAACTAGCTTCTGTAAGGTAAATTCACTTTCTATTGTACTTGTTTTGAAATTTCGATATAACTCTTTGAGAATCTTAACCGATGTAAGTTTGTAATTCATATTAGAACCTCTGTATATACATATATAAATATATACTAATTTAGTATTTTAATCAACTTTTTTTTACTTTCAGCATAATTTATTGTGGACATGGTGCCTCTTGTTGGAACTCCCTCAGGCATAAAAGCAACAATTATATCTGAATAATCCGCTATCTGTTTATTTCTTTTCAAATAATTTGATACATAATAGGGTTTTTTGTATTCCGTAGCTGGTAACACACAATGCATATTCCAATTATAATGTGCTGGTGGGAACTCCTTATAGTCCATCCCCAATTCTAATGCGTATTTTTTAGCAAAACCATCAGCACCTTGCGGTTGACCACCACTAACAATTGTGACCTCATCTTTGTATTTTACTTTCAATTCATAAATAAAGTTTTTTACTCTTATGTTATTACTATATACCCTACTACCAATTATAGCAATTTTAATCTTCGTAATCATTTCTTTTTTGTGGTTTTTTATTTTTTTCAGCGGTCGTGAATTTTGTTACATCATAAAAAGCATTTAAAAGCATGGGTATCTCTTCAATGAATCTGTACTTTGATTGAAATCTTACATTTGAGTTATACCCGATATCATGAGGTGCTATGTCAAAATAAATAAACTCATTAGCTTTGAGACTGCTATCGTTTTTAATTATTGTTTTGATTGATAAGTTTTCTTTCCATCTTTCATAAAAACTTTTTAAATCTATATTTTCATCACCTAACCAAAAATAAAGTATTATTCTTATTTGTAAATCATTTTCTATGGCCTTAATACGTTCCATTATCATTTTCTCTAAATCAGTATCTATGAAGTCCGAGAGTTTTAATCTCAGTTTTATAACTCTTATCATTATTTTACTCCTACGTCACAATGTTCGGTTTGATTAAATTCACAAAATCTACAATTTTTTTTAGATGGATTTTTCATGTAGGTGGCTTGTAAATTATGCTTATCATCTGTAAAACAATCTTCGACGAATCTATTCACATTGTTAACTACTTTATTTATGCTTGGTTTACCATTGGCTGGTGTGAAAGTTTGTACTCTTCTTTGTGGAAAATCTACCTTTTCATAGAGCTTTCTTTTAACAATAAAATATTCGACCTCTATCTTATCTAAGGAAACATTATTCTCTAATCCCCAAAAGTTTTTGTATAATAATAGTTGGTCTGTTTTATTTTTATCTGCCTTCTGATATTTGTTCCACCCCATCGTGGATGTTTTGATATCAATTATTTTATATTTATCTCTAACCTTATCATGAATTAATACATCAATATAACCGATAAACTTGACACCATCATTCATTTTATAGTTTATTGGAACCTCTATACCGACCAACTCATATCCTTTTTTACTAAAATACATACCACGTTTCTTTTTGAACCACTCTAATATCAATAATCCATGCTGATAAAACTCTTCCATATCATGTTGTTGAACGAAAACCTCACCCCCATTTTTAGCCATTATTTGATTATAATTTTTTTTCATTCGTTGTAATAACATTTCTTGTAATGGTAAAGCATCTGCCATTTTCACGGTGTCTTCATACATAACTGTTAAATATGTTTGTAAGACCTCATGCATAGAGGTTCCAAATAAGGTATGGATATTATCTGTGAATGTGCTTAACTTATCTATATAGTTTAGTTTCCATTTCCAAGGACATACATCCCATTGACTATATTGGCTGTAACTTATTCTCTTCACTTTAATGACTTTCTATATTCTACAATCATTATGAGTACACTCAATATTACGATTGATAAAACTACGGGTATTACCACGTTCATTATTTTCCCCACTTTCCACGATTAACTATCGTAGCCATGATACCATAGTTAGATACATCGAGATATGCATCCTCAAGGGGTTCATCCTTTACGGCAGATTCTCTATTGTTCATTAATAACGTTTTCATTCTTTGTAACTTATCATTCATGCGAAACCACAAACCTGTTAGGGACAATTTAATCTCCTCTGGTGTTTGTAGTTGTGTTCCGACCGATATATTACCTGGCCCATAATCATGTTGTTTATGTAAGAATAATTCATATTGTTGTTGTTGAATCCTCTTAAACTCCTCAGTCATCTCTGGCCATTCTTTTTCCATTTGCTCTATAACATCATAGTCCCTTGGTTCTGAACGAGGACTATCTTTTATAACCTTTGACATATACGTCTCCTAATTTACATAACTGAATATACGAATAAAAGCATATACAAGTCAAGTATTTTTTTTAGCCATTACCTGCTGTATATCCACCTACACTACCTAATACGTTTAGTCCAGCCTTCTCTACTTTCTTTGGTTCGACTCCGTATTTTTTACAGAGTTCTGCTAATTCTAGCATACCACCCTCAGTAAGCATATACATTTCGACAGCATCGTAAGCTTCTTTCTTACTACTCTTCATGTCTAATGCCACTAAGTTAATTAACCATTGTGGATGTTCCATTTGTTTATCTCCCTTGATATATTTTAACCATTGTTTACCTTTCGGTAAAATATTTGTATAGAGTTTATATAATTCTTCTGGTTTCAGATTATATTTTTGTAACTCATTTACAACCTCAATCCATTCCATCTTCATGGACAAGAATCGATGCACCATATAATTTGACCAAGTCTTTTTATCATCCTCTGATAGTGTTTCCCAATAATTAGGATTCTGAACAGAGGTTATTTGTTTGATATGGTCAAATAAACTTTTCTTTTTAATTGTCGTCTTCTTCACCTTGCTCTAATGTTGGATTTAATTTTCTATTGATATGTCCACAATTACCGCAACTATAAACTTGGACAGGCACGATTGACTCTTGACCTGTCGGTGAGACCAAAGCTGATATTTTCTTTAAGAAAAATGATTGAATAAATAATCCGTTCCCACACTTTTCACAAACAATTGTTTCTGTATCTTTTATATTAACTTGTACTTGGGCTTGTGGTTTAACTTTATTACCTGGTATCATTTTATAACTCCTAATAACTCTATTATCATAGCCATAGCATTAATTTCCTTATCAACAACTTGACTATCCGAAAGTTCGTATCTCGCTATGATTAAAATACATTCAGCCACATGACCCTTTCCATATCTATCCACATCATCATATAATAATCTGAACAAGTCTGCGAAATCTGTTATTTTATTATTAGCTAAAAGTTTTCTAATCTCTACGAATGCGTCCTTTTTATTTTTTGTTTCTAATATTTTTAATAACTTTAATTTATAATCATTTTGAATGATGCTTGTTGTATCAAGTTTTAATTTACCATTTACAACATTTCTTTGTGCCGAATTAATCACTCTTCTGATATCAGGATAACCACTTTCAACTAAAATCTTTATGTCTTCTGGTGTGTCCATCACATTTTCTTGAATAAGTATTTTATGTAAATGTTTAGCCACGTCATTTTTACTTGGTGGTATAATCTGAAACGATTGACAACGACTTTGTATTGGGTCTATTATTCTCTCAACATAATTACAAGTCAATATAAATCGACAATGTTTACTGAATGTCTCCATAAGATTACGAAGAGCGGCTTGTGCATTTGGTGTAATATAATCACACTCATCTAAGATAATAACCTTCATGTCTTTGAAACCAACTGTAGATGCGAAGTTCTTTACCTTTGTTCTAACGGTCTCTACGTTATTTTCATCAGAGGCGTTAATATATAGATAATCACATTCTATATTAGATACTAATAATTTTGCGAGAGTGGTTTTACCTGTACCAGCTCTACCATATAATAATAGATGTGGTAAATCCCCACTCTCAAGATAAACAGACACCTTACTTTTTAAATGCTCATTACCAATGTAGGTGTCTAAATTGGTAGGCCGATATTTTTCCACCCAAAGTGAATTACTCATAAAAACCTTTTTTTTCTTTTACCTTGTGTTCTGTAATTTCTATTTTGATGTCACCAACCTTTGGATAGGTTAGTTTCTGATATTTTAACTTACTTATAAATAGTTTGTTTTCTTTCTTATTACCAAGAAAATATACATACCTATGTTTTTCAAGCTCTCTCATTCTCCAAAAGGTGTGACCTATCGCTTTACCTAACTTCTCGATATTATGACTACCGAATCTTGAAAATACTGTTCTACTATGAATCCAATCATATGGTTTTGTTAGTGAAACAGAAAAGTTAGGCATAAGATTCAACCCTTCACCTTGATAAATCCAATTTGTAGCCTGGTAGATACTACCATTATGTTTTACAGTAGGGTCAGCGTATGATATCAAAACCTTTATATTTTTTGAATTACGTTTTAACCATTTAAATGATTGTGATATTGAATAAGATTCAATATTTTTGCCATAACCATCATGGATGAAAAGTCTTGTAAGTTCTAAAATATTATTTGTTCCTAACATTTTATCATCTGTAAAGATTGAACCAACCACACTTCTACCCACAGGATATCCATAGCTCATACAACCGATTAACTCCTCATCCACATCATCGAAAAACTTATGTTGTGAATCTTTTTGGTAAAAGATACCTAAAGCAAATCTACACGAAGAAAATGAATGAGTGTAATGATACTTTTTAATCATCTTCTTTGCTGTCGCTTTAGGTATCTCTCTAACCGATACCTTGCTAATGTCGCAGGTATTAGTCATTCGTACTTTTTGCCACCAAGTAATATGTAGCAGAGTATTTATCTATTTCAAACGTTATTTTAGATAATCCCTCACTACTAACAAACAAGGTTGCACTCTCACACTCTTTATTAGCTGATAAAACTTCTTTGAAAAGATTAGCGTCAAAAGATGTGTTTGGTATCTCACTTCCCTTTAGTGTTGTCACAGGTATAGTTACCCTATTCGTGTTAACAGAAGCATACCCTATAACTAATTTTGTGCCACCCCCATCGGTGATAACAGTAAAATGTTCTTCCTCTGATAGAGCGCTTTTACCTGATATGAATTTATTTATCAAAGATGGTGTCACATCAATCTCCAACTCAAACTCTGGCACCTGTTTCATTTGTGGTGGTGCATTAATTACGGTGGTATCACTTAACATATAATTCACCGCCGATGATGAATCGTTAATTTTAAGTGATATCGCCTTATCACCAGCTCTTGTTAGGTTTACTCTGATATCTTCATCTAATACAGCCAGTAACTTTAAAAGTTGGTCTGTAGAATAGATACCAATCTCGGATGTCTCAAAGTCCCAATCATCCATTTTCACCTCACCCAATAAATTCTTATCTCCTGAGATAAACCTACATGATAGTTGCTTCTTATCTGAACTACTGTTCAATATAACCGAGTTGACAGTCCCATTTAAGTAATACTTACTTATGAAACTAACTAACTTACTTTTATTCATTATTATTCTCCTATTTAATTATTAAAAAAATCTTTCCATTGTCTTTGTAGCATCGGTTGGTTCATCCCAACCAAGAGCTTCATACAACATCATAATCTTTTTATGTAATGCCTGTTTATATAACTTATCAGGATTTATAAATTGTCTTATAAATTCTAATATTTTTGGTGGGTCTTCGTGTCCTTTGTATGCTATTGTTTCTAATCCAATAGGATTATTTTTTAAATAGACCCACTTAATTTTTTCACCATCAAATATTTCCGTAAACCTTTTTGATATCTTCATATGTTTTAATATATCATTATAGAACAATGCTGACTTCACATGAACAGGCGTCCCTTTTGCAAAAGAATTAAATAACCCACCATCAGTTCTATATTTTTTTATGCCTTTAACACTTGTTGGTATCGCTATCTTATCAAACTCCATCAGTTTCATACTATCCTTAAAATTAATAATAAACTTATCTAGTTTATCTTTTGGAACATCCATTAATATGTCCTCTAAAAGTTTACTCAACATAGTTCTCATCGCTACAGGAAAACTACTACGGACTGTATCCAATCCTTTTACCATCATCTTATCAACTTTTTTTCCGTTGTCATTGATAATCTTGAGACCATATCTTTTCTTAGTCACAAATAGACCGCTCTTTGCAATCACCTCTTGTTTAATATCAAATCTATGTGTATTTAGATTACAAAACTTTTTAGCGAAATAATTATAACTTTTATTTAAATAACCTTGGACTTCATCAGCTATCTCAAGGATAGCCTTTGACATTTTATCCTCATCATTAATATCCATATTTGGAAATCTTTTTTTAACGAGAGGGGTAGCGGAGTAAAACACCGAGTCTGTGTCTATATAAATACAATGGTTTTCCGTGTTATTCAATTCTTTATTATAATATGAGTTACCAATCTTTTTTGTAAATTTTATCAGAGTTTGACCTGTATAAGTTGTAGCCTCCGCGTTATCCAAGTCATAGAATCGAAACACAGGTAATCCTAAAACACCATACAAACTATTCAATAAAACCTTTTGTAGATATTGTCTTCTATCAAAATAATCAGATTGTTCTTTATCACCCTCTTCGTGAAACTTCTTTGATAATTTTCGATACTCAACTCTTTCATCGAACCATTTTCTTAGTAGGGCTGGTAGTAATCCATCCTTATCTGTTCTATACATTACACCATTTGTTGCGACTCCAATATCTTTTCCATCCAAGAACTTTGCTAATTCTTTTTCTGTAAACTTACCCATCTCCTTATTATTTTTAGTTATCGTGTAAGTTTTTCTATGATTTGTTTTTAAGAATTCTTCAGGCGACCAACCCTCAATCTTACCTATCTTAGTCTCAGGTGAAATATTCAAAGACATTATACAAGACGGATACATACTTGTGATATCCAAATCATAAACCCACTCATGTTTACCCTTAATTGGGTCTTGTACATATGCACCAGCGAATTTATCATTACCAAATGTTTTTGGTCTTGGTGGTTTATTAGGAGCAACGATGCCTTTTTTCTTTAAATAAACTAATATGGCACCCTCTAAATAACGAGAGGACATAAATACATCCTCGTAAGGACAATGTCCTAAATGGGCTATACCTCTACCTATATCAATGAAATTAAGTTTATCATCTAGCTTTTGTACCAACTTTACGTCTTGTAAGTTGTATTGAACAAACTTATCTATATCGTTCTCATATAAGTCATTTAGTGTCCCCTCATATACGACCTTTTTCTCACCGACCTCATACTCACCGATTGCATCCAACCTATATGATGCCCTCTGACTAAATGTGAATGTTTTATATAGTGCTAGATAATCTAAAACACTAACACCAGCTATCTTATATCGTTTACTGAAATCACTCCATTGAACCTGACCAATCGGTGATAACAAATTAGCTATATCCTTACCCACCACTTGTTGAGCCCTATTATAGAGATAATTTACATCAAAGAACTCGACATTCCAACCTGTTAGTATTGTTGGTTGTATTTCCACATATTTTTTAAAGAAAGCATTTAATAAATCATATTCATCATAGAATGAAACAATAATATCACCATCTTTTTTGGTTCGTGACTCACCGAGTCCAAGTTTGTCTTTTGTATCCAAAACATAACAATAATATTCTTGTGTGAGTGGGTCATTAAATGCTATTGATGTGATTGTATTTTCTGCTCTCTTTGGGTCGGGAAAACCATCAGTAACCTCTACCTCAATATCAAATATCATAACCTTGTTACCTACAGATGGTTCATCTGAGTCTGTGTAGTTATCCACTAACACCCTAATTTCAGGTGAGACATCGGACTCGAATAATTCTGGTTGGTCTTTATCCCACTTATTTATCTTTTTTAGCCTGTCACCATATAACGATACAAATGTACCAGTCCTATTTTTTACATAAGCATATTTTTTGTAATTGAATGTAAGATAACCCGCTTTGTCATCCCATACGTGCATTTTATTTAAACGTCTATCGTAGTAAATGTTTTGATACAACTATATAACTTTCCAATTTATCATGACAGAATATACGAAATAAATCACATACTTGTCAAGTGTTTTTTTATAATAATTCAATAATTTTTTTGACGGTGTTATCATCCGTTTTTATAGTGTGATAATCTATATTATTTTCATCTAATGTTTTAATACAATGTGCATCTATTTTTATTGAGTCCTCTAAGTTTTGAAATCTTTCCTCGTCATTATGATTAGCTTCTGGTCTCTCCAACATAATATTAATATTATCATAGTTATTGTGTAAATCTAAAACCATTTGATTGAAGGCTTTTGAATAAAACTCAGCTGGATAACCTTTACTATACCATGTCTTATATATGAGTGAAAATAAGACAGGTGAATCTACGACTATATAATCAACCTTACCATAACATTCTGCTATACCTCTGTGTTGATTAGCACATACATAGAGTTGGTCTTTGATGGCTGGTAGATTATTATCCCAAGCTAACCTCTTAGGAAACTCATATGGATTGTTACAACTGATATGTTTTCTTTTGAGTTCGTAAAAAACCCCCGCTGCTATTGAGGACTTTCCAATTCCTGGCCCTCCGAATAAATTTATTAATTTGCTCATAGTGTTTGATATAAACTGAATAAATAACCACAAAATCCAACTAAATTTAGTAAGGATAAATTATATTGTTTGGTTTTTTGAGTTTGAATAGTGAGTAGGGCTAAACCAATTAACATCCCTATCTTTCCTATATGTGAGTTTATAAAGTAAGGTGACAACATCATAATAGCTGTTCCAAGATAAATCACTCCATATTTATATAATTTTTCGTTCATTAAACGCTCCGTAAAAAAGGGGGGAAATAAATCCCCCCCTTTAAATTACTTAGAAATTGACAACTAATCCAATGTTAGCATAACGTGGTGTTCCTAAGAATACCTCTGCGTTATGTGGTAGGTGAAGTTTATCACCATACCCATTGTATTGTGAGTTATCAACTGCATCTTGCACATAAACTGCATCAAGAGCATTGAAAATATGAGCATTAATACTCATGTCTAAACCACCAATCTCTGGTAGTTTGTATGAACCATGTAGGTCTAAACGATTGTAGCCTGGTGCCTCCCAAACTTGTGCTCTGTCAGCATCAGCATCACTACCATCGTATTCACGTGCGTTTGGACTCCAATCTGCGTAGTTCTTATCGTACATCTTAAAGATACCTTGTAGTCTAAGACCCTTGATTGGTGTAAGTGTAGCACCTAAGACATAAGCTGTCTGAGGCATATCACCCACAAATAATCCATTGAGTGCATAAGAGTAAGGTGTGGTCTTTAGACCGATGACTTGACCTGCATCATTGTACTCATTCTCTTGATAGTTACCCTTAGCGTCTCCATCAAACTTCCAGTTACCAAATGATAACGCTCCGTCTAAACGAATTATTTCATTAAGTTTCATAGAGGCTTCAATCTCAAGACCTTGGTGTTTCTGATTGATACCACTCAAGAAAATAACGTCGGTGTCGCCTGAGTCACCTTGACCTGTTGTGACAGCTTTAGTTTGGTTTCTATCCATCCAATCGGTGTTATAAGCACTTACTTTGACTGCTACATTTTCAGTTGAAAAGTTTACACCAGCCTCTGAGCTGATAAACTTCTCATTAGATGGGTCTGAAGCAACAGTTCCATCATAGTAGATTACGTTATCCATAATAGGTGGTTTCTGAACGTAGCCTGTGTTAGCGAATATACTAACATTATCGTCCACGTCATACATAGCTCCACCCTTTACTTGGAAAGTAGAAATAGCATCTGCTTCGACTAACGCATCTTCAACTGTGAAATGGTCTTGGTAGGTATACTTAATACTTGATAAACCACCCATACCATAAAGATTTAATTTATCTTTAGTGTAGTTACCTTGTAAGAATCCACCAATCCAATCTACGGTTGTGTGATTATGATAAGCGATGATGTCACCGAGTTTTACAATCTTACCATCAGGTGCGTTATCATCAGCATAATCAACGTAGTAGTCACCACCGAGTAGGTCACGAACTTCTCTAGCGTGTTCGATTCCAGCAGTTCTCCAATCAAGGCCAACTTGTATTTCTAACTCATCACTAACATCGTAGTTGAGTTTAGAAATCAAACCGTATGTATCTTGACGATTAATTGAGTTACGAAGAATACCCTTTGAACGATTTTCGGTTGGATGAAAGTTAGTGTCTACCCTATCAGAGTTGGTTGCAATAGCTGCATCCCAATCCCAACCCCAAGGTGAACTAGCCCACCATCTATTACCATCAACTGCTGGTTTTCTGAATGAAGAACCATAGGTACCAGTTCCACCACCTGAACCACCACTCCAATACAATACTGAACTTAGTCTTGTCTTTTCGTTAATGGTCATGAAATGGTTAAGGTTAACCAATGGTTTGTGAAAGAAGTTTTCTCTCTCATTTAGAAAGTCTGAGTTGTATCTTGGTTGATTACCACCACCGAACAATCCACCGACACCATACATATACCAATATTGTTTACCTGTGTAGTCAGAACTTACGGTTCCCCAATTTTGGTTGAATGTACGACCAGCTTCTGTTTCAAACTTGTTACCCTCAGCAAAAGCAGTAACATCATATCCATCAACATCACCAGCTAAATCTTGTGAGTATGTAGCTATGTTCTGTTTATATAGATTCTGTCCGTGTCTTTGTGGAGCACCAATCGCATAAAGTTCGAAACGATGATTCTCGTTTAACTGAAAACTACTACCTAAGTAGTAAGCCCAAGCATCTGTCCAAGTAGCATCGATGATACCATCACCAGTCTTACGAACTAATGTACCACTAAGTGCTAACTTGTCACCCATCATCAAACCAGTATTATAATTAAAAGTTGTCTTCAAGAAATTACCTGCACCACCCTCTTGTTTAAACTTACCACCTCTCTCGTTTGACGCTGGGTCTGTAATGATGTTCATGGTTCCACCAATAGATGGTGTAGCTAGATTAACCGCTGATAGACCTCTCTGTAACTGAATAGAATTAGCAGCGTCTGCTACTCCGTCCCAATTACTCCAATAGACCCATCCGTTCTCCATATCATTTTGGGGAACTCCGTTAATCATAACTGCTACGTTTCTCTGGTTGAATCCACGAACATTGATACGAGCATCACCCGCACCACCACCTTGTTGTGTTGCATATACACTTGGTGTAGTATTCAGAGCCATTGGAATGTCTTGTGAACCAAGACGAACTTCTAACTCTTCTTTACTAACGGTTGTGTAAGCTACAGGTGTTTTATCATCAGCTCTTGAAGCAAGAACTTCAACGTCTGATAATTCAATCACGTTCAATGGTAGAATGAAGGCCATCATTAAATCAGTATCACCCTCATTTACTTTAACCATTTGTGATTGTGGTTTAAACCCGATAACTGTCGCTGTAATTGTGTAGCTTCCAGCACCTAAATCAAGTACAAATGTTCCAGTTTCATCTGAAATAGTACCCATGTCGGTTCCTACTACAACAACGTTAGCGTTAGGTAAGGGGTCTCCTGCTTCTGATGTAACTGTTCCTGTTACCGATTGTGCAAACAACATTATCGGTGTTAGTAGAGTCATCATCATAGCAATTAGATTACGACTTTTCATATCGAATCTCCTTGTTATTGTTAAGTACGACACATTTTTTCACAGGTGTGTCTACTGCCTGTCCGCTGTTTTTGTATGTGAAATCTTAATTCGCATATTCTTGGTCATCATTATCACCAGTGAATGATGGAACTTCACAACTATCGTTGTTACAAAACTTATCAATCTCAGCTTCTTCATTCTTAATTACACCAAATGATAATTTACCGAGATTTTTTATTTGTTTGTTATATTCCTTTTCATCGATAGCTTCATAAGGCATTTGTGGATAAGCTCCATAATCATGTCTTGGTAAAAGACTAATACCTTTTAGATGATATTGAAAATAATTTAAGACGTGAGGAATCTGTTCTCCCTCTGTTTCTGGATTGAATGTAACCGTACAACTTACTTGATTGTCAGCCCAATGTCTTTGCATAAATGCTGCAATATTAAATTGTTCCCATATTGAGAGTTCCCCCGCTGTTCTTATACCCTCTCCGACATCAACTGGAACCTCTACAACTGAAGTAGTGTCTTCAGAACCATACGCTGGTTCTATCTTATAACCTGCTTTTTTCATAGGTTCAATCAACTCTGAATGTTTTGATAATCTAACCCTACGAATGTAAAATCTTGATTCAGGATAATGTAATCCTGGTGTAGCTCCTGCTAAAAGAGATACCGTACCACTTGGTTTTACTGAAGTGGTCTTAATCGACTTAGGTACAGCAAACCAATCTGAGTATTGTTTGTCCCAATCTTGAATTGTATCATATCCAGCTTCTAACCATTCTTTTAATTCA